CCCTGATCCAGTAACAGGTGGGATCGCCAGCGGCCTCCCTTAACTCCCGTAAGTGCGTCTGCCCGGCGGCGAGTTCTTCCGCCACATTTGGCTTCTTATTATCCTCCCACATCATCGGCGGATGGCGGGAAACAGAACCCATATCCAAGGCATCGCCATTGCAAAATAAAAAACCCGGCTTGATGTGCCGGGCTAGAATCAAAAGGGCTTCATGGGAAAGGCTGCGCGGTTGGCTTAATGAACGCCAATGGCAATCTGAGAAAACTATTCCCACCCCATCCTTGATGGCGGGAACCTCCATCACCAAGGCGGAATTGCATTCCTCAGTCTCAGACCAAGGCTTACTGACCGGCTCGCGCGCCAGGCTTCGGGCTGAACTGCGAATGTCTGGCTTGTTGTAAAGCTGCATAGCGCGCTGGTAGCGGCTACGCATTGTCTCATACGGCAAGCCATTGGCTTTGGCGGCAACCATAACAGAGCCATGCTCCGCTACCGCCTCATAAGCCGCCTTGATGGCGGCATAATCAGTTTTAGCTGCCATAATGGTCCCTATTGAAGCATACCCTGCACTGGCGCTGGGGCGGCTCCGCCAATTTGTTGTCCAATCAACCCACCAACAACACCAGGGTAAGCACCAACTTGCCTGGAAGCCGCCGCTTGCTGCGCCGCCCGTTGCTGAGCAAGACGACGCAGCATTTCCATTTGTGTGTAAATGTCAGTGGTAAGCAGGCGTTCACCAACAATATCCTGGCTGCGTCCAGCTAAAGCGCGCATCCCAGCCCGACCAGCACCAGCCAAAGCGCCAACAGCAGCGCCAGTTGCTTCGCCTTCACCAGTTAAAGCGCCAAAGCCTGTACCGCCCGCCGCACCAACGCCTGTGCCCGTGACTAATTCTTGGAATGCCTGCCGCCGGGCAGTTGGAGAACCCCCAAGCATTTGCCCCTGAAACCCCTTCATTTCAGATTCACGGGCAAGGAAACGCGATAAAGCACTGAACCTCGCTTCAGCGTCCCGTGCATTTGGATAGGCTGCTTCCATAGCAGCGCGCAGAACATCTTTCTGCTTTTCACTACCAAAGATAGCGCGATTTGCGTCCCGCCCCTCTGGTAAAGTTGCCATCCTCTGGCGAATGGCATCCATAACACCAACAATAAATTCCTGCTTTTCTCCTGGCCCCATCTTTTCAATCGAAGCCCGAAGCTGGCGCGGATCGGTTCCTGGCTTAAAGATACTCAAGCCAACCTTTTGAGCGTCCAAGAGTGCCGCTTCACCAGCCCACATGGTGCGGGCTTCTTGGTAAAGGCTCCGTCCATCAACTTTAGTAATATCATCCAAGGTATCGCGCAATTCATCGCGCACTTTAATAGCTTTTGTGGCTAGAGGTTGTTGGCGTCCAGTAATATCGGTGTTTTTCTCAATGAATGAATCTAAGCCGGTCTTCACATAATGCAAATCCCTGGCGGTTATTGCGTCCCTTGGAAGAATGATATTCCCCACTTCATCAGTGGTGATATTTATATTTCTGCCTTCCATACGCGCAAATTGGCGGGCATCGCTCAAAGCCTCATTAGGAACTCTAGTCAAAATACTTACTTCACTGGCAAATAATGGTTTGCTTTCTGCGAAGGCGCGCTCATAAAGCGGGCTGGCATTAGTTTTCATCCGCTCACGGATAGCCAAGTTTTGTTTGTAAGCATCTTCGACATCGCCAAACACAGCCCGCAAGGCTGCATCTGTCCGAGTAATCTGCTGTTCTCCACGTGAACGCAAAACACTAGCCGCAAGATCGCGTGTGGTGCCGGGCATATTTGCCAAGGCTTCAGCAGTCCCCATGCCGGTTTCGCCTAACCGTTCAGCCATCGTCGCAGGCTGAATTGGCATACCAGCAGCCCGCGCTTCTATTGCCGCCGTAATGTCTTGCCCCGCCCGCCCAAGATCGGCGCTTTGAATTAGTGGGCGCTCCGCATTTGGTAGGATATTACTAACACCACGCGTAACGGCAGGGACAGCGGCACCAACCGCACCACCAGCAATACCACCTAAGGCCGCGCCGCCAACAGCGCCAGACAAACGCGGCGCAAAACCACCTTCGCCCTCTCCAAACCCTTGCGCGCCTCCAGTAACGGCGCCCGTGGTGGCACCGGCTTTAGCGGCTTGCATTGCCCGACCAGCAGTAGTCGCGGCTCTGGCGATATTAGCCGCACCAGCAGCAGTCCCAGCCGCACTAGCGCCCCCTGTAAATGGTGCGGCTATCGCAGCGCCAATAGTGGGAAGAATGGCGCCACCCACTTCATAAGCGCCAGCACGAATAGGGTTTTGCTCGCGGTATTGTGCCAAGTTGGCGCGTTCCTGCGCCAAGGCTTGTTCATACGGAGTGCCGCCAAGACGGGACCGCAAGAAAGCCGTGATCTCATCAGCGGTGCCTAGCGTCAGCCCCTGCAAACCGGCAGATAAACCGCCAGGCAAAACAGCGCCCTGGGCTTCAGTGGCTCGCGTTCCACGGGCCACCATTTGATCAATCAGCTTATTGATGTCTTCGGCCATTTAACGCGCTCCAAACAGTGCGGCGGCATTAGGGATACCGGCGGCGGTTGCACCAGCGATAGCTTGTTCTGTGGTTAAACGTTGTGGGTTTCCGGGCGGAAGATTGATACGCTGGAATAAACCAGCAATAAATTCTACTTGCCGCGCCTGAGAAAGATTACCACTTCCAGAGGCAGTTTCTGCAACTGTTGACGCACCAATTTGACGAACCACCCGTTCAGGATTTACACCATAATCACGCGCCAAACCCCGATATTGTTCCGCAAATTCCTCATAAATACTTTGGGTATTTGAGAAGCGGCTATTCGCTTCACGGATAATTTGCTGACGGGTTTCTGGCAACAAACCACTTCCACCATTCAAACGTTGGATGGCGCCAATGACAACACCATCTAAACCTTGTGCGCGGAGAATTTGTATCTGCTCTCCTTCACGCACAACAGAAGTCGGATCAAGCATTTTGGCAAATGCAAAGACCAAATTGATGTCGTTTAACCGGGATGGGTTTTCCCGATTAGCCGCAGCACGGACTTCCCTGATTTGCGGTAGCATTGAATAATAATCTTTGACCGGTTGGTGTTTGGTCATAAATTCAGTGCGTAGTGAATTTTCTAAATCGCGACGCTGTTGCGAACTACCGCCTTCAGGTTCGCGTGTCCCTTGAATCGGCTGAACACCACCCTGCGCCGTAATCTGGTAACGGCGGTCAGGATCATAAGCTTCACCCAAAAGGGCTTGGGCCTCACTTGGTTGCAAGACGCGGGTTTCTTGCTGCATGGCCCTGAGTTGCAGTTGTGTCAAAAACTGCCTTCCCGCATTTGGCCCAAGCCGCCGAAGTGTTTCGGCGATTTCCGGCGTAATTTGCACGCCCCCCGCAGCGCCTGGACGCATAAGTGTGGTTTGAGCAGGCGTTAAAGGCGCAGGCTGTGCTTGTGAAGGCCTAGTCGGCATCGGTGCTACTTGCCCAACCGCAGGAGCCTGCTGGCCACCCGCCTGCTCGTTCTGCCCAAGACGCATCCACTGGCTAACCGGGGTGCCAAACGCATCTGTGCGGTCTTGCCCACCGCCTCTGACAAAACGCTCAACACCACCAGGGCCCCCAAGCCATGCACCCTGTAATAAAGCCTCTGGTGTTATGCGAACACCGTTGATTTCTTGTCCGACATTTTCCAGCAAGCCCATCTGTTGTAAGCGGCCAGCTTGGTAATTCATAGACAATTCAGCGGCACGGCGTTGGGCTTGTGGATTTTGCAAAAAGTCTTGCAAAGTGCGGACGTTTTCAAATCCAGGGATATTAAATGTCCCTCCCCATTGGCCTGACCATTGGCCGCGTTCGTTAATTTCTCCTTCAGCCGGACGATAAACACCAGCACTAGAAGCCAATGGCGCCCCAAGCTGGAACTGCCCAGCATATCCAAAACGATTTACTGCTGTTGGATTTGGTGCTTCTGCCGCCGCCAAACGGTCCAAAGCGCGCCCAATTGCAGCGCCCCCAAAACCAATAGGACCGGCTCTCTCTGTTGGTTGGACTATTGGTTGTGCCGCCGCCTGTGGGGGAGTTGGCTCCTGCGCTGGTTGCCGTGGCCTGGCGCCAGAAGCAAGTTGATTGACGTAACTAGACCAGCCAATTTGTTCAGCTAAAGGGGCAATCTGTTGCAAGGATGTGCCTTGCCGCCCCCCTAAAGTTGCGAAAGCATCAGAGAGGGCAGCAAGCCCCAAGATTGTCCTTTGCTCTGGGGACATACCCGCAAAACCGCCAGCGGGGGCGTTATTTTCGGTGCTAGGCGCTGGCTCAGAAGAACCAAACAAATTCAGCGGATCATACCAAGCCATAATCTCACCTTCCAAGCAAAGACGGCACCCGAATCGCCACAGGGCGGGGCAGATTCATCGCCATTGGTGAACGTGTTTGGGGCGCCTGGGGCGCGGGCATTGGGGATAAACCCGGCGCCTGGGCGAACTGCCTCTGTTGTTGCGCCTGGGGCATAAGATCAGATATTTTGCCTCGACCTTCCAACGCATCAAAAGAGTTCAGGAGGCTTTGCATCCCTGTAGCTTTTTTGCCGCCAGCGGTGGCGAACATATCGCCAAGAGCCGCGATGCCTAAAGCTTGGCGCTGCTCTGGTGTAAACCTAGAGAATGGATCAATGCCCGGCGCCTGTGGCGGGTTAGTAGCCGCACCAGCCGCCATGCCTTCCGCGTAGTATTCTGGCCCAGCCGGAGGCATGGGGGGATTACTGCCAAATCCAAGCAACCCCCCAAAGTAATTGAGCGCCTCTTGAAACATATCAGCGCCCCCCAAACTTCTTGATAATCCGTCCGTCCATAAAGCGGCGGATCATCGCCTTCAGGGTGTCTTTACCTTCAAGCCACTCAGCAAATGCGGCGCCATGGCGCACATAAAGACGCTCAAACCATTTTGGTGCATCTTCCGAAAGCCAAGCGCGGAACATTAGCCACCGTGGATTTTCCACACCATAAACAGCGCGGGCAACCCAACATCTACTAAGAAGCGCAAACGATGTTGCGCCTTGTGATGCCGTGCCACCAAGGCGGCTGATAATATCCATCGGCCCAAGCGTCTCGCGCTGCGTAGTCGTCCCCGTTGTCGTGATCGGATTCGGAAAGAACCCAAGCGCCTGCTGCAAGATATTAAGCTGTTCCAGCGGATAGCCGCGTTCTTCAGCAAACCGCTTATAGGCATCTTCAAGCCGGGCTTGTTCAAGTTGCTGCTGGGCGCCACCGGCACCAAACAAGGCTTCGGCACCACGAAGCGCCATAGCCTGCTCCGCGCCGCCAAGCTGGCCAAGCGTACCAGCCGCCGCAAGGCGTTGGGCTTCTGCCTGCTGGGCAGCGGCGATGTCACGGGCGCCAAGGCCAGCGGCAGTCTCGAAGCCAGAAGCGCGCAAGCCAGCCGCCGTGCGGGCCGCTTGCTCCAAAGCCGCCCGGTTGGTTTCAGCTTCAACCACTCCTTGGCGGGAACCACCGAAAGCCTTCGCCCGGACAGCCTGGGCGGCGTTCTGCTCCTGCGTCATCAAACGGGAACGCTCAATGTCACCAAGCGCCGTGTCGATCACTTGCTGGGTGTAGGGGTTCTCATAAGCCTGCATGGCCTGCGCCACCGTCTGGGGCTGTGCGGCACCAACCCGTTCAGCAAGCGCCTGGGCCTGCGAAACGGCAGGCTGGCCAGCCCCGGCAGCGGTTCCAAACATCCCAAAAGCTTGCTGCTGCTGTGGCGTAAAGCCCGCCACCAGTTCACCAGTATATGCTTGGTAAGGCCGATCAGCCACTGTCTGTGCCCGGTTATAAACATCCAGGGCGCGGGCCTTGAACTCAGGGTCAACACTCTGAGTCTGGGTCTGGGATGTGGTCTGCTTTCCGCCGCCCTTACTCATGGCGTGATCTCCTTGGAAACTGTGGTCATTATACCTGTAAATCCTTGTGCTTTCAAAGCACGAACCCACCCAGGACGCCCGGTGCCGGTCAATTTGGTACACCCAAAAGACCGCCCATAAACAACCAATGATGGGATCATATCGACTATTTGCTCCAACCGCCCGCCAACCAGCCAAGCATGAAGCACGGAAAACTTCGGATATTCGACAATCTCGGTGACAATGGCGGCTTCCGGCGCTGGCCAGAAGGTGAACCGCCCCTCTTTTACACCAGCCTTAACGTCCGCCAGATCGTGAGTATTCCCGGCGTAATCCAAGGCATCTTGGAGCCAGCCGGAACACCGCTCAAATTCAGCATCAAGCGGCGTCATAGGGACGAAGCCGAAATCACCCCGGAATTAGAAACCTCGATGCTCCATCGGGTTCCATCCGGGGACTGAAGGATCAGCCGACCAGGGGACACTTCGATATCGCGGTTCCGTTTGTGGTTTTCCGCATCGGCGCGCTCAATCAAAGATCGCGCTGTTTGATCGTCAACTTGAGAATAAGTGGGGCGAGCCTGGGGCAACCTCAACGGCGTGACCCCGGCTGTGCATTAAGTCGGAAGTTACCCACCCGCCAATCGCCCAACTCCACTGCCTCAACCCGGAAGGAAACCTGGCGGGCGGAGAACCGAACATCGGTGTACTTAGACGAAATGGTGTAAGGCCCATATGTGGTTTCTGTCCCTTCCGGGGCAAACCGGGTCTTGAACTCCACACTCACGCTGCCCTGGCTGCGCTCATCAGGAACCACCTGTTTGGCGACCATAATCTGATCGCCATTCCCTAACTCAATCGGCCCGGCTTCAGCGTAAAGAGTAGCGCCGTCGTAGTTGTAGCCCACCTCATGGTCATAGAAATAACCAGACGGATCGAACAGAACCGGATTCTGAAATACGCCATTGGAAATACCAGTGGTGCGGGCAATACTACCAATCATCCAAGTGTTCTCGTGGTAATTCCACACCACATAACTGTCGCACTCAGACGAGCCTTCAGACGGGTAATGCCACCAAACCTCTTGATAATCCACATTTACCCAAGCCGCTATCTTGGCGGTTTGGTTGTAATTAATGTTGCGGAAAATATAGTCGCTGACGGTTGAGTCTAACTTTTTCACCGTTCCGTCGAACAAGTAGAAAGCGCCATCCCCCATCCAAACGGCGCCATTATCTAAACTGACAGAAGCCTGGGGACTGATAACCCCACAACCAAAGCCAATGCGCTCAAAGCCATAGATAAACGGCGGTCCTTGATAAACCGCCAGATGGGCATCGGTGGTTGTCAGCAATAAGGTGCCATAGCGTGTGCGCTCACCGCAAACCAAGTTACCCGAAGTCGCCAACTCATAATCGCCTGCTTGGTTTGTCGCCGCTGGCGTCCAGACGGTGTTATCTTCTTGGTCACACCATTGGACCTTGCGGCCATTGCCGCCCGCGCCCAAAGCAAACAGAAACCGCTCGCTGGTTACAATGATGGCGTTATTGTCGGTTGGCGCGTTCGTAATAATCGCAGCCCGCGTAGAAGCGCCTAAATCCCATTCGTAAATACTACCTTCATCAGACCGGCACGCCACCAAATATTCACCCCAGTTGTCCAAGGCCCAGGTGGATGCGTCCAATACACCCGCTGCATTCAACTGAGGACGCGGGGTGCCATAGGTGCTTGAACCATAGGTCCAAACACCATAGCCAACAGCGTTTTCGCTATCCGTGCGCCCTACGCTGATTTCGTATTTGTAAGTCGCGCTGCCTTGATTGGTTTCGGTGGTGGATGCGTTGCTGGAAGCCGTCACCGTATAAGCATTGGCGTTAGTTACAGTTACAATGTAATCGCCAGATAACGTAATCCCACTCGACCCAATCGCCGTACCGGAACTGAAGTTAGCGGTGTCGCCGGTTGTTAGCCCGTGGCTGGTATCCGCCACAGTAACAGTAGGCGAGCCAGAAACCGTGCTGAAGGCGTTAGACAGAGAACCCGTTTCACGAATCGGCGTGATATTCTGTGGCGCCGTATTGGCCTTCAAAGCGTACAACTTGGCCGCACCACCAGCCGCAATAACCGTATCGCCATCGTTCTCACGCCAAGCATGAGAACCACGCATAACGCCAGTAACCTGGATATTTAGATAAGAACCGCCAGACGCATACTGGCGCTTCCGCCACCCACCCACAGGCTGCAACGTGCCTTCAATCCACCGCACCAAATTGGAATCGTACCACCGCCCAGCGGCTTGGTATTGGGTCCCCTGGCGATAAATCCCCGGCGGGAGTTTAAGCGGAATATACGGCATTGCGCTTCACCGCTTCCATTTCAGAATGGATTGGACCGTCTTGGTTTCGTAAATCCGAATTGCGGTCCAGATTATTGTAAAAGCCGCCGCAATAGCAGGCAGAACCTGAGCCAATGTCCCGATCACCGTAGCCACTGAAATGGCGTCCACAACGTGTTTGGCGGTTTCGTTGTGATCTGGCGACATGGTTCAGCCCTCTATCAATTTCTGCCCGCTGACGGCCAGAAGCATTTGCCCGGTTTGCTCATTTGACCGGACCATCTCATTCCGAAAACTCTCTACCGCTGCGCCCGTCTGGCGCTGCTGCTGGCTGTTTTCGATTAGCAAAATGGGAAGCCAGGCCATTGAACAAGCCCACTCGTCCACTTCCTTACCGGTGTTTGGATTGATCCCACGCACCTGAATAAACCAGGCGCAATCCAACTTCCGGCATGGATTGAAGCCGTCCAGTGGGCAGTTATGCTTGGCTTCGATTTGCATTAGTCTTTAGTCGCCAAGATGACATCGACGTAAGAAACGGCGAGATTGATAGCGGTGCCGGTGAAGGTGTGGGTGTGGGAACTACCACCACCAGTACTGGAATTTGATACTGTTATCCCAGTGGTAGCATATTCACCGTTTGAATTATTCCCAGGGGCGCCCCCATACCCCGTACTACCGGTGCCTAAGTTACCACCATTTAGTGCGTGCCTATGACCTGGGTCTGTAACGGTTGCTGTATGAGTGTGACTTGGTATTTGTGCAGTAGTCAGTGTGGTATCGCCGACTGTCCCAGAAACAGCCTGAGAAACAAAAGCGGTGGTAAACGCCACACTACCGCCAGAACTGGCGGAACCAGAGACAACCCGAAGCGCCTTATCGTTGTGTGTGGTAGATTTAGTCCAGCCAGTAGGAGCCGCCGTTTGGGCGAACAACATCACCGTGCCGGATGGGAAGGCATCGACCTTTGCTGTAGCGGCAGGGAAAGTCAGGGTATTAGTTCCGGCGACAGATGGGACGGCGAAGGTAATAGCCCCAGAAGTGGCCCCACTTATCTTAAACGTGCCGGTGACATTTTGAGTGCCACCAACAGTTAGGGTCTTGGCCGCACCAACATTCAAGCCAACACTTGTGCCCCCACCAGCCGCCGCAAATATCGCGTCCACCAAATCCAAATCAGTGTTCAGCTTACCGCCCCAGCTATCGGCAGAAGACCCAACTTCCGGCTTCGTAAGCCCCAGGTTGGTGGTGGTGGTATCAGCCATTTATTGCACCCTTGTCCATGTCTCAGCGCCATCCGGTATCGCTGTCCAAGTATTAGACACCGGGGCTGCTGGGGTCCAAGCCTCTGAACCATCTGCAATCGGTGTCCATATTGTAGCGGAATCCGCCGATTGGGTCCATATTTCTGTGCCATCTGGAATGTTTGACCACTTGAGAATGGCCGATACTTCCATGGCGCCAGAGGCAGAAAAGGCCGCCGATCCAGAAACAACCATCTGGCCGGAGACAGATAGGCTCCCAATACCTTCTATCGTCACCGCGCCCAGGTAAATCACTTGGCCGCTGGCATTTACATCCGCCACCCCATCTATGGCGACGGCCCCATTTTGGATGCGCTGGGCAGTGGCGGCTAGATCGCCAACCCCGTCTATGGCGACCTGGCCCGCCTGTATCCTCTGGGCCACTACCGCCAGATCGGCCACACCATCAATCTGCGCCGCGCCTGCCGCCGTTATGTTGGCCGAAACGGCCAAATCAGCAGTGGCGTCAATCGCAACCTGACCCTCAACAATCGCCCCAGATAGCGCCGCGAAAGGGGTCTGGGCAAAGGTTGAGAAGCCAAACATCTATCCTACTCCGCTGGCGCGATTGTCAGTTCCCCGGCAGTAACCAGGGCCATGATGTTCTGGTAATCCGTGTTGGCGGGGTCCAACGGCACAATGCTGCTCATGCCGTTGATGTCAACGCGGATAAATGCGTGTTCGCCACCCAAATCAATCCATTGCGCGTTTGTGTACATCTTACAACTCCGCTGCCGCTGTCCATTGGTATGCAATACAAACCGCTCCAGCGATGCCGTTCGAATATCTGAATGTCACGTTTCGTGTTCCAATCGTATAGGTTGGAGCAGCCTGCGTCTGATTATCAGTTCTCGCAGCAGAACTATCATAATAAGAAACTTTGCTTGGATTGCCAGCACTATCCCAATAAGAAATTGTTGGAGTGGCACGCTTCTCTGCCGCAAAAGCAATAGTATTCCCTTGATTTGAACTTGTTGTCCCGTTTCCAATAACAAATGTGGAACCGGTTACTGTTGCTGATCCAGGAGCAACAGTAGTGTCATACGACTTCTCATAATACCTCTGACACAACGCCAACTCCTGCCCATACTGCCGCCGCTCAAATGGCGTGGCGGCGGTACCGACTTCGAGTTGGACGCCGGTGATGTAGAAGGTCGCGCCGTTGGTGGCGATCCAATTCACGGACCCGCTTGTGCGAAGCGCAGACGTAGTAACTGTCTGCCAAGAACCTGCGGTGATATTTGTTGCAGAACCTGATCCCAAATCAATCGCAAATTGCATTCCTATCGAGTTATCTGTTGTCCAAGTCCCAGAAGTATCACCAGTTACCGTTAGAGTTTTGTATTCCCAGGTATTCGCCGCATTTACCGTAAACGTCGCTACATAGCCGCGATTAAAGGCGTTGTTTTGAACACTTGCCGAATAAGTCCCCGTAATACTGGATCGAACCCAAAAACCAATTATTATGGTTTGTGCATTTGCTGTGCCGAAACCAAGATCAGCTACGTTAAAGCCTTCAACCTTTTGAAATAATTGATAAACATCGGTGGAACCGATACTCGCGTCAGCGGTTGTGACTGTTAATCCAAGGCTATTCGTATATCCTGTGGGAACAGTTGTTGTCCTTTGAGATGACCAGACACCGCCTCCAAAGCATTGATACCCCCACCGATCTACACCATAACCATAAGCTGAAATACTAACACTCGCCCCCGCATTCCTCTGGTCAATCCGCATATCGCCATTGATAATCCGGTTCCGCAGAAAGCTGCTGTTCGGCACCGGGGTTCCGGCAAACGTGGCATTGCCGCTGCTGTCCAGCACGATGTTATTGCTGGCGGAGGATGCGTGCTTGAGGTTGGTGGCGGCGAGTGTGGACATTACTTGGCCTCCAATGCGGCGATACGTTCTTTCATAGCGTCATTATCAGCCTTCAATTCCTGAATGGCTTTGACAAGGACGGGGATAATTTCGCTTTTATCCATCCCGAGTTTTCCACTACGCATGATAGAAATACTTGATGGCAATACTTGTTGCACCTCTTGAGCGAGAAAGCCTAGATGCTTTTGCTGACCTTCAGCCTCATCAACCATCAAATATTCAACAGGCCGGAGTCCCTTGATGGCTTCAAGGCCAAAAGTAATATCAACAATATTTTTTTTCAGTGTTGCATCAGAAACTGAGGTATAAGCACCAGTTGAATTGCTGATGTAACCCTTGTCAACTTCGTTATATCCAAAATAAAGATCATTAGTTGAAGCTGTGAGAATACCCCAGCGATTTGTTGAAGATGCTCTTTCTAGGTTAATCCCGCCAGAAGTATATACGTCAGAAGTAGATTTAACTGTTAATTTTGCTCTTGCCGTAGTCGTTCCCACCAACAAATTGCCGCTGCTGTCGATGCGCGCGCGTTCGGTGGAATTGGTATAAAAAGTCATCGGAAGCGAAGCTGTTAAGTTATACAAAGCCACTTGGTTTGTATCAATCTGAAACCGACCACTCTCCACTCCAGAACTATTGTAAAGTGAATAAGCACAACCGACAGACCCGCCTTGGAGCGTAACGCTTTTAAAGTTTGCAGCGGTAAGCGGCGAAGCCGTCCCAATCCCCACGTTGCCGCTGGAGTCGATGCGCATCCGCTCAGTGCCGCCAGTGGCGACAGTAACCGTGTCAGCAGCCGGGAAGACAATGCCCGTATTCGTGTCGGTGCCTTGCACAGCCGGGGTGGATGCAGAGCCGTCAACACCCGCAATACCTGTGGAGCCTGAGATGGTGATTGGCATTAGATACCTCCAACAGCATCAAGCTGTTCCTGCGTTGGCTGTGCAAATGTCGGATGGTTCCAGGCTGCGATATAATCGCCCCGGCCATCGCTGTCGTTTTGAAGGCGGATGACGATCAGGAAGTCCTGCGGTAACAGATCGGGGTATATTACCATGATACGTTCATACAGGGTCATTATGC